AATGAACATGCGGTGGCTTGTAAGAAGAAAATTAAAGAGCTTAAAAGAACAGATGAAGATTCTCATCTCATCACAGTAGGGACTTCTGACGATGCTTCAAAATGGAGCCAGGGTCACTTGGTGACCAAATTTGTAACCTCCATGTGTTTCATGCTGCCTAGTTATTTCCACAACTTCATTGCAAACTTCTTCAACACATGGATGCACAGGAAAATTTTGATTCCAAGAGGCCTCATGGAATCAGTTTTAAATAACCATCACAAAGAGTTCCATCCAGAATCATTTATGAGCACAATGACCAAGGCTTATAAGGGAGAAATTGATCCCGTTTGGTGGCCAGGCCCTGCAAGATCTAAGGAAGCTTTCATTGAAATCTCTTCAGGAATGATGCAAGGCATACCTCATTTTGTGTCATCCTTTTTCCACACCATTATTCAAGAGTTTTGGAAGAGCATCGTGGAGGAGCTGCCTGAACAAATAATGTGTTCTGTGATGCAGTCGTCTGATGACTCTGGTGCTCTGTTGACATTGCCTTACAATTTGAAAAATGGTGCAGCACATCAAATTATGACAGCTCAGATTTTGTTTAGAGCTAAGCACAAGATAGCCAGACTGCTGGGAATCACAAATTCCAAGAAAAGTACTACTGGGACAATTGACATGATTGAATTCAACTCAGAATTTGTGTTCTTGAACAATCAATTCCGCCCAGTATTTAGGTGGGCAGCAGTTGCAAACATCATGTCAGATGAAGAGACAATTGTTTCCTGGCAAAATGAAATGTCAAATCTTCTAACGCAGGTCTTAGAGGGTGGTGCAACAATATCATGTTGTCATGTTGTCCAAATCTCACAAGCATTGATCTTCTACAGAATATTGGGATCAAGAACAATGAAGGCTTTCTCCAGATTCCAGGAACTAATCCTCAGGATCATGGACCCAGGGAAAGGGTTCTTTTTGATGGACAATGTCAAATTATGTGGAATGATGGGAACCAAGAACAACATTTACATCAACTGTTTGAAAAATCCACTTTTCCAAAGTCTCATGAGAGGAATCTTGGAAAATCCTGAGGCATTGGAGAAGAATCCTATCACCCCTGGGTTTGCAACAACGGCTGCAACAATTAAATTTGGAAATGTAAAGAAAGC